ACGGTTCAGCAGTTACAACAACAAAGAAGTTAAACCTAACTTCATTCAACGATGTTGACTCAGCACTTGCTGACATCATCGCTTACAACGCAGCAGACTCAATTGATAACGTAGTAGGTCAGGTCCTGTCAGCAGGAACTGGCGTTCTATACTCAAACGGTCCATCAGGAACTACTCCAACTGCATCTTCAGGTATTCTTCCTGTAGATACATTAACAGTTGCAGATATCCGTAACGCTGTTGTAACACTACGCACAAACAAGGCTCTGCCTCGTATGGGCGAACTCTATGCAGCATACCTACACCCACGTCAATCAGCCGATCTTCGTGCTGAAACTGGCACAGGCGGGTTCCAAGAACTCACAAAGTATGTTGACAGAACTCCATTCGTTGCTGGTGCAGTAGGCGTCCTCGAAGGTGCTTTCATCGTTGAGACACCACGTGTCCTTAACGGCCTAAAGCTCTCTACAGGTATCACACCTACAATCTCAATCACTAACGTTGCGTTAACTTCTAACGTTGCAACAATTACAACTGCTTCAGCTCACGGTCTTGGCGTAGGTCAAGTCGTAGCCGTTGCTGCAGTAACTGCAACAACAGTCAACGATACTGCTGCTACAATTACAGCAGTTACATCAACAACATTCTCGTATGCTAAGACAGCATCTAACGTTACATCTGCTGCAGATACAGGAACTGTTACATTCACCAACAACTACCGTGCGATTATCGCAGGTCGTGAAGCATTGGCTGAAGCACAAGCTGCAGACATCTCAACCGTTATCGGTCCAGAGATTGACGCACTACGTCGTTTCCGCACAATCGGTTGGTATTACTTCGGAGGCTTCAACCGTCTTCGTGAGTCTGCTCTCATTCGTATCGAATCAGCAGCAACAAACGGATAATTTCCGTTCGGCAGGGGCGGGGTCAAACCCGCCTTTGTCACTTATGAAAGGTTAGATATGGCATACACATTAACAACACCTTACCAGTGGCAAACTTGGGGAACAGGCTATAACGAGTTCACTCCTTATGCCCGTCTTGCAGGTCGTCGCTTTAATGGTGGAACTATTGATGGCCCTATTGCGACAAGCCTCACAGATGTAGCACGTGGACAAACAATTATTGTCAATGGCACCACTGTTACTTTAACTTTAACACCAAGCCAAGATGATCTAGCTGCTGCTAGTTACTACTTCCTTGGTGGACACGAATACGAAATTAGCGATTACCAAGCACAGGTTTTAATTAATGCTGGATATAGTGATTATGTGACCCCAATAGTATGAGTAATTGCACAAGTTCTTGTAAGACAAAAGACCACCAATCATACGGTGAATGTCTAAAGCAGAATACTCCAATGTTTATGGGAGTTAATCCTACCAAGACTGGTTGGGATCAAGACAAAGTTAAGAAAGATAATAAAGAACTAAATGACTACTGGGCAGCAACCAAGCAAGGTATAGAGCCACGCTCTACCAAGCAGAAGGATATAGACGCTGCCATACAGCTTTCCAACGAAGGTGGCAAAGCCTTCGATGGGATATCAATGACGTTCAAAGACTAGGGAGATAACAATGCCAAAAGTAGGAATGAAAGAATTTTCATATGGCCCAAAGGGTATGAAAGCAGCCAAGATGGAAGCCAAGAAGACTGGTAAGAAGATGGTAAATAAGAAGACATCTATGAAGAAGATGGGTAAAAAGAAATAATGGAAAACTACGAAGAAGAAATTACAAAGTATCCAACACCTGATAAGCAATATGACAGTGCTAAGAAGTATGAAACATACGAATCACTACAAACCGGTGCTATGGGAAAGGCAGCAAAATAATGAAGAAGAAGCCAATGGCAGGAATGTGCAAGAAGTGTGGCAAGTCAAAGAAATCCTGTAAGTGCTAATGAAGAAGGCAGAGAAAAAGGCCAAGATAGCCAAGGTAATGAAGGAATTTAAGGCAGGAACTCTTAACTCTGGTTCTAGTAAAGGACCTATTGTGAAGGGCAAGAAGCAAGCAGTTGCTATTGCACTGTCTCAAGCAAAGATGTCTAAGAAGAAAATGGGTAAGAAGAAGTAAATGGCTAAGTCTCCAGCGTGGCAAAGAGCAGAAGGCAAGAACCCAAAAGGTGGCCTTAATGCAAAAGGTCGTGCCTCTGCCAAAGCGCAGGGGATGAACCTAAAGCCTCCCGTTAAAAAGGCTGAGGCTGCCAAGTCACCTAAGTCTGCAGCTAGACGCAAGTCTTTCTGTGGTCGTATGTGTGGTATGAAAGCAAAGAATACTTCTAGTAAGACCGCTAAAGATCCAAATTCTAGGATAAACAAGTCGCTCCGCGCTTGGGATTGTAGTTGCAAATGAAAAAAGAAAAACCATTCTGGGAAAAAAAGAATCCCAAAGAAAAGTCAAAGACATTAACACCTGCTCAAAAGGCATCAGCAAAAGCACGGGCTAAGGCTGCAGGCAGACCTTATCCGAACTTAATAGATAACGCAGCAGCGTCTCGCAAAAAGAAGAAGTGAGGTAGATAGGTGGCACTAGGAACATACGGCACAACACTGTCAGACGAACTTAATCGTCTTGCTAATGGTGGCACCTATCGAGCACCAGAGGCAATGGTGGGTCAAGCACTTGCCGCCCGTCAATGGGCAGTTCAACGTTCAGTAAGCACAAATTTAACAGACACAGTAGGAGTATTAAATGCGATTGCGGGGACCACTAGTAGTAATCGTCTTGATTATAACGGCGTATGTAATCTCATCGCTGGCACTTCTCAACTACCTGCAGCGCAAGCTCTCAGAGCGGTTTCAAGTTGAGTGCTAAATTTAATTTGGTCTGTGACCAAGCAACCACATTTAATTTCCAGTTCCAGATTCTAAACAATCAGACTCCAATAAACCTGACCAGTTATACTGGCACTATGACTGTGCGCCCCTTTGTAGGGGCTAGCACTACAACCGTAGTTGCATCTACTGCCAATGGTCGTATGGTTATTGATGGTGCTAATGGTCGCGTTACAGTTACACTCAGCGCTGCTATTACTGGTGATATACCTGCAGCTCGTTATGCCTACGATTTGGTGCTTGACTCAGGTAGCACAATTGTCCGATACCTAGAAGGTAAGTTTATTGTGACAGGAGCGGTGACTCAATGACAACTATTATCGTTATAGAATCAATTACTCCACAAGTAGGCGTAGAGTTTTCATCAGACCAAGGACCGCAAGGTATCCAGGGAGTTACTGGTCCAACAGGTCCGACTGGTCCTGCGGGAGCAACAGGAGCCACAGGCTCAACTGGCGCTACAGGTGCTACGGGAGTCACCGGAGCTACTGGACCAACTGGTTCAACTGGACCTACAGGCGTAGGTGCTACTGGCGCAACAGGTCCTACGGGCGTTACAGGTGCCACAGGAGCAACTGGAGTAACTGGTGCAACAGGTTCTACTGGACCCACAGGAGTAGCAGGCGCTACAGGCCCTACAGGGCCTACAGGACCCACTGGAGCGGCAAGCACAGTGCCAGGACCAACTGGTGCTACAGGGCCAACAGGTGCTGGCGTAACCGGTGCTACTGGTTCAACTGGACCTACTGGTGTTGGAGCAACTGGCGCTACTGGCCCATCAGGAACAGCAGGAGCTGCTGGTGCTACTGGTGCTACAGGGCCTACTGGAACAACAGGTGCTACCGGACCATCAGGTTCAAATGCAACAGCGTTGCCTGATATCTTAATGTTAGGTGGGATGTAGACTTCTCGTATGAGATTTCACGTTATTAGCCTGCCACATACGCAGACAACTAAAGATTACGTCAACTGCGCTTATACCGAAAAGGTTAGGCGCTTTTGTATGATGATGAAGAACCTTGGGCATACGGTCTATCTCTATGCAAGCGAAGAAAACGAAGCACCGTGTGATGAGTTAATTACTTGCATCACTAAAGAACAACAATTAGATGCGCTAGATGGCAAGCACTTTACTGAAGCTGCCTTTGATAATACGCTACCTCACTGGCAAATCTTTAACAATACTGCTATCAAAGAGTTAGGCAAAAGGCTAGAGCAGAAAGACTTTATCTGCCTTATCGGTGGAGCAAGTCAGGAACCTATTGCAAAGGCTTACCCAAACCATATCAGCGTAGAGTTTGGTGTTGGTTATGGCGGAGTCTTTAGCAAATACAAAGTCTTTGAATCTTACGCTTGGATGCACAGCATCTATGCAATGTTTAAAAACCCAACGTTAGTTGATGGCAACTTCTATGATGCGGTAATCCCAGGATACCTAGAGCCTGAGATGTTTCCGTTGCAAGAAAAGAAAGAAGATTACTACCTATATGTAGGACGTATGGTAGATCGTAAAGGTTTAGTCATAGCACAGCACGTCTGTAAAGAACTAGGACTAAAGCTGATTATGGCAGGTCCTGGTAAAAACCCAAAGATTGAATATGGCGAATGGGTTGGGCCAGTTGGCGCAGAAGAACGAGCAAAGTTAATGGGTGGCGCTATTGCGCTATTTGCCCCAACACTTTACATAGAACCTTTTGGTAACGTTGTAATCGAGGCGCAAGCCTGCGGAACTCCAACGATTACTACAGACTGGGGAGCTTTTACTGAGACTAACCCAAATGGTGTTACCGGATATCGTTGTAGAAATTCAATGGAGTTTGCGGTAGCAACAGAATGGGTTAAGAGTTTAGACCCAGTAGCAATACATAAGAGAGCAGTAGCGTTGTATTCACTAGATGCTATTGCACCACAATACGAGCAATACTTTGCAAGACTGCTAACTCTATGGGGAGATGGCTGGTATGAGAGGAAATAATGCCAACGTTAAATGAGATGGTTGATGAGGTCAGAGCAAACCTGCAAGGGTATGCACTACGTCAAGACCGCATTACCTATGTTGCTAACCCTGCTGGTCTAACCACTACTAGCACTGAAATTATTGTTGGTTCAGCATCTAACCTTGCTAAAGGAACTATCGAGATTGATGATGAGCTTATCTGGATTGACTCATTTACTGCATCTAATAATACGCTCAACGTAATACCAGGATTTGGTCGTGGCTACCAAGGCACTACAGCATCACCACACTCACAATATGCACAAGTAACCCTATCTCCTACCTTCCCACGTAAGTCTATTAAGAAGGCTATTAACGATACTATTAACAGTTTCTATCCTAAGTTATGGATAGCACAACCTTATACATTTACCTTTAACGCAAGCCAGACCACATATCCGCTACCTGATGATGCAGAAGATATCCTATTTGTTTCTTGGCAGAGCACAGGATCTAGCCTTGAGTGGATTCCAATTAACCGTTGGCGTATGGATGGTATGGCTAACGTTGCCACATTCAATACAACTAACACTATTAACATCTATGACAATGTGCAGCCTGGTAGAACCATTCAGGTTTACTACACTGCTACACCAAATAATCTTGATGCTAACACAGATGATTTTGCTGATGTTACCGGACTACCAGATTCCTGTCAGGATGTAGTTATTCTTGGCGCATCATATAAGTTGCTTTCATATCTTGATGCTGGACGAATCAACCTATCAAGTGCTGAGGCAGATTTGAACGATGGCAAGCTGCCTTCAACTGCTGGCGCTTCTGCGTCTAAATACATTTTTGCTTTATATCAACAACGGTTGCAAGAAGAATCACTTAAGTTAGCAGACAAGTATCCGATCCGTATTCACTACACCCAATAAGGAAAACTAATGACCAGTAAATTTTCATCTACCAGTATTGAAACAACGCTTCAATCTGCTATTACAACATCTGGTGCTACCTCTATGACGGTAGCTACTGGCACTGGAAGCGCCCTTATGGGTGGTGTAACACTTGGCGCAAGTAACGTAGACGTCTTTACCGTTGCTATTGATGTAGATACAATCAATGAAGAAATTGTTTTTATTACCAACCAGACCAGCGACACAATGACCATTGTGCGTGGACGAGCAGGCACCTCACCAACTACACACACTGCAGGTGCTACAGTCAAGCACGTTCTTACGTCATACGATTTAACTAACTTCCAAGCAGCAGTGTCACCAGTTGCAAGCGTGGCTTTCTCTGGGTCAACATCAGGCACTACCACAGTCCAAGCAACAGCAGTTGCCGGGACTAATACGCTGACACTTCCTGCTACAAATAGCGATACTTTGGTAGGTAAGGCAACAACAGATACTCTAACCAATAAAACTTTAACAGCTCCAGTTATAAATACTGCAAAGATAAACCTTGCGCTTAATGCTCAAACAGGAACTACCTACACACTAGTTGCTGCAGACTCTGGCAAGTTGGTTACCTCGTCAAATGCTAGTGCGGTGGTTATAACTATTCCACCATCAGTCTTTGCAGCAGGCGAGCAGATAAACGTTCAATCAATCGGTGCTGGTCTTACCAGTTTTGCACAGGGTGCCGGTGTAACTATTACATCTACAGGTGCAACTGCAACTGCTCCTATATTGCGAGCACAATACTCAGCAGCAACTATTATTTGCACAGCAAGTAATACCTTCACAGTGATTGGGGATCTATCCTAATGGCAACCTATAAAGTCTTAGCACAAAGCGCACCTAGCGCTACAACTGCTACTACGCTCTATACCGCAACCAATGCAACTATCGTATCTACACTAAATATAGCCAATACTGGAGGAGCTGCCGATACCATCCGTATCGCAGTGCGTCCTGCAGGGGCAACTTTGGCTAACTTGCACTACATTGCATACGGAGTGCAGGTCCCTAGCGGATCGCTACTAGCGATTACCACAGGTATTACCTTGGCAAACACAGATGTTATTACAATTTATTCAACTACAGGCACTTCATCCTTTAGTGCCTTCGGAAGCGAGGGTAACTAAATGGCAGTTAATCTAGTAGGAGGCACAACCTCAGCTAGCGCAGCGCTAGCCTTTAATGCTCAAACTGGAACTACCTATACCTTGGTAGCAGCAGATGCTGAGAACAAATTAGTTACCTGTTCCAATGCTTCGGCTATTACGGTAACAGTTCCACCATCAGTATTTACCGCAGGCCAGCAAATAAATGTGGCCTCAATTGGTGCTGGTCTAACTACATTTGCTCAAGGAGCAGGTGTTACTATTACTTCAACAGGTGCTACTTCGTCAGCTCCAAAACTAAGAGCACAGAACAGCGCTTGCACAGTGATTTGCACAGCAAGCAATACATTTTTGATTGTGGGTGATTTAGCCTAATGCCTATTCTTGGAATATACGCATCAGCAATTACAGGAAATTTAACTTTATCCGTTGACTACCTTGTAGTTGCAGGCGGCGGCGGTGGCGGTTCAGGAGTAGGTGAAGGCGGCGGCGGTGGTGGCGCAGGTGGTTTTAGAACCTCTACACTTAGCCTAACTCCATCAACAACTTACACTGTAACTGTTGGCGCTGGCGGTGCGGCGGGAACAGGTTCAAACGACAGTTCAAATGGTTCTAACTCGGTCTTTAGCACTATCACATCTACCGGCGGTGGTAAAGGCGGTGGAGATGGATTAAACGCGGGATCGGGTGGATCGGGTGGCGGTTCTTCTTATGCCGGTTCAGTAGGTTCTGGAAATACTCCGAGCACTTCTCCCTCTCAAGGTAATAATGGTGGAGCCGGATTAGATAATTTTCCTCTTACGGGAACTTCTGGTGGTGGCGGTGGTGGAGCTTCAGCAGTTGGTGCTACTGGTCGTGCAGCAGGAACTGGTAATGGTGGTGCTGGAACAGCATCATCTATAACCGGATCATCTGTTACTTATGCCGGCGGCGGCGGCGGTGGACAAAACAACACTGCAACAGTTTCAACAGGTGGTGCAGGTGGTGGCGGTAATGGTGCTACCAATAACAATGAAGCAACAGCAGGAACTGTTAATACAGGCGGTGGCGGTGGCGGTCAAATGGTTGGTGCAAATACTCGCAGAGCTAAAGCAGGTGGTTCAGGTGTTGTCATAGCCCAATACTCAGGCACAGTGCAGAAAGCAACTGGTGGAACTGTAACTACATCAGGTGGAAATACAATTCATACATTTAATTCATCAGGTGACTTTATTACTGCTGTTCCTAAAGCAACTGGTGGAACTATTACCTTTGATAATACAAATAAGTATTGGGTTCATACATTTACTTCTTCGGGAACATTTACTCCAAGCGTTGCACTAACTGCTGATTATCTTGTAGTCGCTGGCGGTGGCGGCGGTGGTGGTGTAGCTGGTGGATTACAAGAAGGCGGCGGTGGCGGTGGTGCAGGTGGATTACGTTGCACAGTTACAACGACTGGCGGCGGTGGTTCACTTGAATCAGCACTATCTTTAACTGCACAAGCATATACAGTAACAATTGGAGCAGGTGGTGCTGCTTCTACAAGCGGCAACAATTCAGTTTTTGACACAATTACTTCAACCGCTGGTGGTAAGGGCGCAGAAGGTAACGGCGGCACAGGATTCAACGGCGGTTCTGGTGGTGGCGCGGCTAATTACAGCACCGGTGGAACAGGAACAACAAATCAAGGTTTTGCAGGCGGCGCAGGAGCATCACAAAGAGGCTCTGGCGGTGGTGGAGCAGGTGCAGTAGGCGCAACAGGAACAGTAAGTGCCGCAGGCGGCGCAGGCGTAGCAACAAGTATTACAGGCAGTTCTGTTACTTATGCTGGCGGCGGTGGTGGTGGTGGAAGTTATACCGGAGGCGCACTTCCAACAGGCGGTGTTGGAGGTTCTGGCGGTGGCGGTGCTGGTGGTAATGGAAACTCAGGCACAGGAACTGCTGGCACAGCAAATCGTGGTGGTGGTGGTGGTGGCGGTGCAGGATCAGGTGTTGCAACAGGCGGTGCAGGTGGTTCAGGTATAGTTATCATTCGTTACCTAGCATAAGGAGATCCAAATGACCAAAGATAATGTAACTAAAATTAAAGAAACTAAGCCAACACAATGCTTTAGTTATGAAGTTAATATGCTTGTCCATATCATTGCAGATGACGAGGCAACCGCTAAGGCTCAGCTAGATGATAAAGGCGGTATTATGACTAAACGCGATGTTAAGTTAGTAAACACAGTAACGCTTTACGGCGAAGATAAGGATAAAGAATAATGGCACATTTTGCTAAAGTAGTAGATGGCATTGTTGAACAAGTAATTGTTGCAGACACTGCAGAGTGGTGTGAAAACAATCTTGGTGGCACTTGGATTCAAACTTCTTATAACACCACTGGTAATACACATACACTAGGTGGAACACCATTGCATAAGAATTATGCAGGCATTGGATATACTTGGGATGGTGTTGGCTTTGCTGCGCCACAACCTTATCCATCTTGGACAAAGAACTTAGATACTTATCTATGGGAAGCACCAACTCCTATGCCAACTGATGACAAGCGTTATGAGTGGGATGAAGAAACAACATCTTGGATTGAATCACCAACACTTTAAGTAATACTAGTTCTACCAGCCCCGCCTAGTGCGGGGCTTTTTATTTTGACGACCTAAAGGAGATTAAGTGGCATACGGCGATGACATTACCGAGGGCATACCCTACGTATTATCTAATCCTTCTGGTTCTACAACCTATTCACTTACTGGTGAAGCCTTTGATGTAGCTATCGCTGGTATGCCATTCTTCCTAATGACTAGTGATGATGCACCTTATCGTCGCGTCACAGCGCAGTATCGTAAGCAACAAATTGACCAGACACGTGAGGCTGGAGAACAGACACTTACCGGTTGGTGGGTTAGATCTCAATCATCATTCCACCTTGGAGCTGGCATTAAATATCTTGAACCACAACAAGAAGAATCGCTACGTTTCCAATTTACAGAGTCTAAAGGTATAGATATCTGGACTAGAGGCCAGGCTACCTTGCTTAATGACACAGCCAGTTTCTACTCAGGCTCTGCTGCTGCTCAGTTAATTGGTGTCAATGATGGAACCAATGACTGCATCTTAGTAACAGATGGAACTGCGTTAAAGAAGATTACAACTGGTGGTTCTTCAAGCACTTATACTCAAGCTGGCACAGCATCTACTATCTATAGCCTTACCACTAATGGTAAGCAATACTTCTTCATCAATGGCACCCACGTCCACCGAGGTAACCTTGCTGGAACTACAAGCGATACTGAAATCTACAACGCATCTAGCACTACTCGTGCCACTATTCGTTATGTAAAGCAGCGCCTTATTGCTGCTATTGACAACAAGATTTATGAACTAGATGCTAATAACGCCTCTGGTGCGCTACCTGGTGTTTTCTTTACCCATCCTAATACCTCTTGGGTCTGGTCTAGTATATCTGAAGGACCACAAGCTATCTATATCTCTGGATATGATCCAAATGGAACGTCATCATCTGTCTTTAAAATTGGCCTAGATACTGCAAATGCTAACGCTTTAGGTTTCCCAGAGTTATTAACACCTACCGTTGTTATTGATATGCCACAAGGTGAGCGCATCAATGACTTTGATGTTTACCTTGGTGCCTATGCAGTTCTTGCAACTAGTTTAGGCTTTAGAGTAGGTATCTCTGATGCAACTGGAGACATCCAGTATGGGCCACTTCTATTTAAAGATGCCCCTTGTAACGCTATCGCTTTCAAAGATAATTATGCCTACATTGCGACCCTTGTAGATGGTGCTGCAGGTTTAGTTCGTGTAGATCTATCTACTACTGTTCTAGGAAATAGCCTATTCTTTCCTTGGGCTTGGGACCTTATAGCAACTGGCACTACTACCACTGCATCCCAAGTTGCCTTCTTTGGCAACTCAGATAGAGCTGCATTTACCAATGACAATAATGTTTGGGCTGAATCAACTACCCTAGTAGCAAGTGGATACTTGCGAACTGGTTACATCCGTTACAACACACTAGAAGCTAAGATATTTAAGTTGATGCAGGCACGAGTAGATACTACTAACGGTGGAATCTTAATTCAATCTGTTGACTCTATTGACAACTTCTACACTATTGGTAACTTCTCACAAGAATCAGCAGTGCCAGAGATTAATATTAACTATCCTCAAACTGCCCAAGAGTATCTTGGCTTCCAGTTCACGCTGTCTCGTTCAACAACTGATACAACCAAGGGTCCATTGTTTACTGGATACCAACTCAAGTCACTACCAGCAGTTCCACGTCAAAGACTTATCCAATACCCACTCTCCTGCTTTGATCACGAATCAGATAGTCTTGGTGTAGAGATTGGCTATGAGGGTTCTGCATATGCTCGTATGGCCCAGTTAGAGGCTATTGAATCTAACGGAGACAGCATCCAGATCCAAGACTTTAGAACAGGTGAGTCCTATATCGGCCTCATAGAAGAAATGGATTTTATTAATAGAACCCCATCAGACAAACGATTCTCCGGATACGGCGGATTACTACTAGTAACAATTCGGAGTTTATAAGATGACACTCACCAACTGGGCCTCACTTATCGTAGCTGGTATTGCAATTGCTACAGCCTTTGCTGCAACTATCAGATGGATGGTTAAGCACTACCTATATGAACTGCGCCCGAATGGAGGCAGTAGTTTAAAGGATCAAGTCAACCGCTTAGAGCGTAGAGTTGATGAGGTAATAGATATGTTGATTGAGAACCGCAAATGAGCCAAGTAGATAAGTTCCTAGAAATAGCTCAGGCAGAGGTCGGCGTAGTAGAAGCCGAAGGTAACAAGGTTAAATACAATAAGAACAACGGACAACCTTGGTGTGGTTACTTCGTTAACTGGTGTGCTACCAAAGCCAAAATAAAGATTCCTAACTGCGTTTACACACCTGCTGGTAAGGCAGGCTTTATGGGTCTTGGCACTTGGTTCAATGCAGCAACAGAAAAGCCACAACCTGGCGACATAGTTTTCTTCGACTTCCCTGGCGGCGAGAAGGTAGACCACGTAGGAATTATCCTCAAGGATAACGGCGACGGAACAGTTACCACCATCGAAGGCAATACCAGTCCAGAGAAGAAACCAACTGGCTCACAAGCCAATGGCGGAGAAGTTGCCTTACGCATCCGTGCGTATAAAGCAAACAATAAGCGCAAGCTCGGTGTATATATCGTCGGGTTTGGCAGACCGAAATGGAGCAAGTAATGAATAAAGCAATTCTAAAGTCAATGACAGCAACATACCTACGTGCAGGTGTAGCTGCTGTATTGGCTCTCTATCTAGCTGGCGAAACCGATCCTAAGAAACTATTAATGGCACTAGCTGCTGCAGTTGCTGGACCGCTTCTCAAGGCACTTAACCCTAAAGAAACTGAATACGGTATAGGTTCTAAGAAGGCGTAATCTAACTTTCTGCGAGGCAACATATGGCTCCACTCCAGGCGAATCCTGGGGTGGAGCTTATTTTTTTTATGCCGTTTTATTCTTTATCTACTGGGCAAGGAACGATTACTAGATTGCCACAGTTGACGCAGGTAGCGTCAAGGTGATACCAGACCAGCTCGTAGTCTTCAAAGGAAGCCATAATGTTAAAGACTTGTGACCCACAAGGACAAACGTGTATCGGTCCCAAGGACCTTAGATCTGTGCCAAATTTATCAGGCAGACGGTTTTTATTTTTAAACAGGGTTGGTAGACGGAGCCGCACAGTAACCGTATACTGACCGTTACGCGCCCCTAAAGGGCGCTCTGACCGTTTAAACTCGCTCACGCTCGTATTATACACAGACTCTAGTAAAACAACGCCTAGTAGGGAAAGCGGGCGTGTCGTGATACGATTCACGCCCAAGGAAAGAAGGTGGCCCATCACAACGGTTGTTGGAATAGAGGGTATTGATTACGCAGTTCTAGTAGCTGATAGTCAAATTACAGAATCTAATCTAGTAACTCTTGCACTTAGCACACCGAAGATAGTTGAGATAGGTAAATTCCTACTTGCTATATCCGGTGATACTAGACCAGGAGATATACTTGCTTACAACTGGAAGCCACCTGCTTATCGTGGGGAGAATCCAGTAAGTTTTATGGGGAAGAAAGTTATCCCTAGTATTATCAAGGCTTTTAATGAAAACAACTACGACTTCAATAAGGTGGATCCAGATGGTGGTTTCGATTATTTACTTAGCTTTAACGGCAATATCTTTCGGGTTGCTTGTGACCTCTCTTTTTTCCAAAGCGATGTCGGAGCTTACGCTATCGGTAGTGGCGGTCAGTTTGCTCTTGGGTATCTTTATTCAGACATCCAGACTGATTTAGAACTAGAAGACGCAAAGCGACTCGCCCGAAAAGCAGTTGAGATTGCGTCGGTCCTTGACGTGAATACCGGCAAGCCTTTACAGTTGGTAGTCCAAGAGAGGACGATATTTTGATTAAACGTGTAGTTATGTTTTCCGGAGGTATCGGATCTTGGGGCGCAGCCAAAATGGTTGCCAACAGATTTGGCACCGAAGGATTGTATCTAGTCTTCACTGATGTAAAGGGAAGCAATGAATCCCCACACATTGGCGAAGACGAAGATACCTACCGTTTCATTAAAGATGCTGCTGAAAATGTAGGTGGAACTTTGGTTTACCTAAATGAAGGTAGAGATATTTGGGAAGTATTTAAGGATAGAAATTTCTTAGGCAATAGTAGACTTGCACATTGTTCTCATATTTTAAAACAGAAGCCAGCTCGTGAATGGCTTAATGAAAACTGTGATTATAGAAATACAATAGTTTATGTTGGGGTAGATTGGACTGAAACCCATCGGTTACCAGCAATCATTAAGAACTATAAACCTTATGAAGCACAGGCTCCGCTATCAATCCCTTACTATCATTCAACTACCAAACCTTATTGGGACAAAGAAGAACTTATGAAGTGGGCGCAGAATGAAGGATTGAAAACTCCAAGACTTTACGATCTTGGATTCTCGCATAATAATTGTGGCGGTGGCTGTGTTCGTGCAGGACAGGGCCAATTTAAAAAACTATTAGAAGTTATGCCTGAACGCTTTGAAATGTGGGAACGCAAGGAGCAGGAAACAATTGCCCATATTGGCAAGGATGTATCCATCCTTACTGAGATGGTAGCTGGAGTTAAGAAGCCTTTGCCTTTAATTGAATTAAGGCGTAGAGTAGAGGCTAAGCAGGCAGTAGATGAATTAGATATTGGCGGATGTGGATGTTTCTTCCAAGAAGATGAGAGGGAAATTAATGAGTAATCCAAAAGAGTTTTTATTAGAAGTGTTGCATCAGAAGGATGCTAACAAGTCTCGTTCTAAGCAGACCCAAGTCGGTCCATCAGAGATTGGTGGTTGCCGTCGCAAAGTTTGGTATCGGTTGAATGACCAACCTGAAACCAACTTTGCACTGAAGAAGTTAGCTGCCATTATGGGAACTGCTATCCACTCAGAGATTGAAAAGTCTATTGAGGCTATTGATCCCAATGGTGAAAAGTATTGGGTTGAAACTGAGGTTGAGTATGGTGGTATCAAAGCTCATATAGATTTATTTATACCAGAAACCGGTGATGTAGTTGATTGGAAAACAGTCAAGGTAAAGAACCTAAACTACTTCCCATCAACGCAACAGCGTTGGCAGGTGCAGGTATATGGATACCTATTAGAAAAATCTGGTAAGGCTAAAGTTAACAATGTAAATCTTGTGGCAATTGCGCGTGATGGTGATGAGGGCGATGTAAGACTGCACTCAGAACCTTATGACGAAGCAATAGCACTTGAAGCTCTTGCTTGGTTGGAAGCACTTAAAGAATCTACGACAGCACCAGACCCTGAAAAGGATGAGAATTTTTGCAAGCATTACTGCCAGTTCTATGACGCATCTGGTGAGATGGGTTGCGTTGGTCTAAAAAAAGAACGTATACAAATCAGTGAGGTATTGATACCGGACCCTGATGTTGACAAAAATGCGTTGTTATATTTACAGTATGACGCACAGATTAAAGAACTAGAAAAACAAAAGGATTCCTTGAAGGCCAGCTTCGAGGGAGTAATAGGTAGCACTCTTAGCGGAGTGCAAATCAGTTGGACAACAGTTGCTGGTAGGTCTACTGTTGATGACAATGAAGTTGAGAAACTTCTAGGTTTTGTTCCTAAGAAATTTGGACCAGAATCTAATCGCTTATCTATCAAACAAAGTGGAGGAAAGTAAATGGCTGCACCCGATTCAACAAAGTTACAGGCTAACTTTAAGTTACTTGATGGAACTCTTATCAATGTATACGCTTCATCACAAGCAGAACTTGAAGCACAACTAACAACACTACAAGATGTGGCTGAACTTATTAAGTCAACATCAACAGCACTAGGTAGTGCAGGCAACGTTGCTTATGCAACACAAGCCTTTGCTGCTAAACCGGTAGTTGATACACCACCTTTTAACCCTGCTCCTGCTTCAACAGGAGCTGAACAACAATGCAAGCACGGATCAATGTCACTTCGTAGCGGAGTCAACGCACAAGGTAAAGCCTGGAAGGGCTTGATGTGTGCAGCACCGAAGGGCGCACCTGATAAGTGCGAAACGGTGTGGATCCGATAAGTAATGAGAGAGCCTCACGAATTCGAGGCTCCATTATGTGCCGAAGTGGGCGGAGATTACTGGTTTCCTGAAATAGAAATCGGTCATCATATGCAACAGACTGTTGGCTATGCCAAATCAATCTGTGGTAAATGTCCCCACCAAACTGAATGCGCTGAATGGGGCATATATAACGAGCACCACGGTATCTGGGGCGGTCTAACCGTTAGAGCCAGGTCATCTATAAGAAGACAGCGAAACATAATAATTAGGAGAGATAACGTTGCTTGATTTATCCAGAGCTTGGAGTGGTGTCCTTACCAAAGCAACACCGCTACCTGATGTATGGAGAGCCTTAGCAAATAAGCAAATCAAGTTTCGACGTGGGCAAGTATGTATGGTTGCAGCAGCACCTAATGCTGGCAAGTCAATGTTCGCATTGATATATGCAATCAGAGCGAATGTGCCTACATTATTTTTCTCTGCTGATACTGATACAACTACGGTTATGATGCGAGCTGCGGCTCATCTATCAGGACACGGACAGGTATTAGTTGAAAGCAACTTGGCTGGCAACACTCATTATTACGATCAGCATTTACCAAAACTAAATAACATTAAGTGGGTCTTTGATTCATCACCTTCACTAGATGACCTTGAACTTGAGATTCGGGCCTATGTGGAATTATATGGACAGGCTCCAGAGTTGATAGTCATAGATAACTTAATGAACGTAGTAGCTGAAACTGATAATGAGTGGGCTGGTCTTCGTGCAATTATGATGGAACTACACGATATGGCACGTAAGACTGAAGCGTGTGTGCTGGTATTGCACCACGTATCAGAGCAGAGTGAGTATGGTTCTACTATTAACCCACCTGCACGTCGTGCTATTCACGGTAAGGTTAGTCAATTACCGGCGCTGATACTTACCCTGGGCTATGACCCACAAGATAATGTATTAAGAGTTGCAGTAGTTAAGAATAGATTTGGACCACACGGTGCTGATGGTAAAGATTATGCTGGACTCTTTACTAACTATGGTGCCTGTCAGATAAATGATGCTGATGCTTATGGCAGAATGTATAGACACCAAGCGATGGCGGGGAATAATGTTTGAATGGATAGAGCGAGTCATCAGAGATAAGATCATTAAAGAGATAGAAGACTGCATTGAATATCCAGAAGATGACTACGAGCGTGGCCTTAACAGAGGTATGGCAGTAGCCATTAATATTATTAGGAGCAAGAAGAAGTGACACACGATGAGCTGCTTGCATTATTAAAAGATTACGCCGAGTCAGCCGGACTTAGGATGGATCGTAACGCTTGGCTACTTCTTTCTGATTTAGTGGAATTACATAGGCCAGCCGGTCATTATTGTTTTTCTTGTATAGGGGAAAATGCTAACGGCGTATTATATCCGTGTCCTACTATTGAGGCTATTGAAAAAGGGTCAACGTGAGCGCGGTGAAATTACTTGGCAAGTAAATACAACCGAGTCAAAGGTAGCATCTTTGAAACAGATGTTATGAAGTGGCTCCGTAAAGCAGGTGTCCTAGCTGAACGCTTAACTAAAGCGGGTAGCAAGGATGAAGGAGATATGGTTGTTGTCATTGCTGGCAAGACCTACATCCTTGAACTCAAGAACAGGGCAACTTTATCGTTGCCTGAATTCTGGAGAGAAGCAGAAGTTGAGGCGCTTAACTATGCTAATGCTCGTGGTATTGGGGAAGTGCCACTGCATTACGTTGTAGTCAAGCGCCGCAACGCTGGCATAGAAAACGCTTGGGTAATCCAAGATCTTAAACAATGGTTAAAGGAGAAAGAATAATGGCAACACCAGAAGGTGCTATAACTAGCACACAAACTTGGACAGAAACACCTGAAGAAGTAACACTTGAAGAAGTAACACCAGTAGTTGAAACCCTTGACACCAAGGGTCATCCAGTAAAGTTAATAGAGAAGGTAGCAAATATGATTATGATGGGTGGTTACGCAGAACAAGTAGCAGTTGATGTTATTGAACTGGTAACTAATTGGAAGGAACCTAAAACCAAAGCTGTTCCAAAATGATTTGCCACGACTGCTTAGTAGGCGGTGTATTAAACACCGAAGGCTACTACGATAAGGCCACAGACTTACACTACCAATGCGATGATAAGGGGTGCGTATGTCAGCACAAGGTTGGTCCAGGGTTGATCGTAAGAAAAGGTTCAGTGGTGCCACCGATGCAAATACAATCCCCATAGGGCCAATAGTCCTAGCATTTGGTGGGGAAGTAAGAGAAGGTAAGTCCAGCTCGGTGCGTTGTGTATTGCACAACGACAGCAGGCGCAGTGCGGTAATCAATACAATAGATAATCTCTATTACTGTCATACCTGCGGTAAGGGTGGCAACGCAGTCAACTTGGTTTGTTTATTAGAGAATATGGAGTTTAAAGATGGCCTCAAACGCGCAGTCGAAATTGCTGCAGGAAGCGGCGCAACGATACGCACAGCAAATAACTCCCGAAACTCTAGTCGCACTCGCAGAACGTGGGATCTCTGAGTTAGTAGCAACTGATTACCAGATAGGAACTATCGTTGAGCCTATCAATGGACACGAGATGTATGAAGGATGGATATCTATCCCATACATAACAGTCAATGGATCTTGTGTTGGCTTTAAGTTTAGGCGTCTTGATGATGGCAAACCTAAGTATGGTAGTCCTACGGGCCAGAAGGCACACCTGTATAACGTGAAAGATATTACTATTAGCAGCAAGCATATTGTTATTACTGAAGGTGAGCTAGATGCGGTCATTACTTCAGGAGTTCTAGGTATACCAGCAGTTGGAGTGCCAGGAGTGGCTGCTTGGAAGACACACTTTCCTAAGTTATTTAGTGGCTATGAAACTGTATATGTTGTAGGAGATAACGATGTTAAAGAGGATGGCTCTAACCCAGGAGCTGAGTTCGCTAAGCGTGTCGCAAACGAGGTGATGAACTCAACTATTGTTACACTACCACCTAATATGGATATCAATGACTACTACCTAGCCAATGGTATCGAGGCTACCCGTAACCTGCTGATAGGAGAGTCTAATGAATGAGCGAGGAAATGGAACTAGCTCTGAGAATTTTGATAGAGAGCGGCTTCGTAGTGCTGAGTATAGACCAGACTCACAAGCAGTTCGTGGTAACCCTGCCAGTAGTCCGTTAGCAGACCACGCTGCAGTAGTAGGTTATAGATCTATCGGTGTCAATACCGATGACCTTGTATCGTTCATAGAATCCTTCGCTTCGCTACGTGCAGGTCGTGTTAAGAATGTAGGACACGATCAGTATGCGCTAGCAAGTGGACAGAAGTTCGAGTCCTTTACTACCTCAGATACCATCAAAGAATTACTAGAGGAGATAGCTGACGCTAGCAACTACCTCGACTTCCTTGCTATCAAACTATTAAACATCCAACACACTATAGATTTGGTGCTACCTGACTGTGACTGAACTAGACCCTGCGGTATACGACTTAGTTCCTTCCGTTACTAATAGTATCCACCGACGCTACAAGAACTTTATAGAAAAGGCAGACTTAGCGCAAGAGTGTTATGTGTGGGCTACTTCTCGCGCTTACTATATCAACGAGCAGTTAGCCGAAGAAGATGTCGAACAATACAAACATAATTTACAACGTATCGCTTGGCAAATGCGTAGGGTAGCTGAGCGCTACGCTCGTAGACAGAAGGCCGAGAAGTCTGGCTACTCAGTAACGGATGAAACTTACTATGAGTCTGCCACCTTGGGCCAACTACTACCATTCGTTATTGCTTCGGTAGTTGACGGAACAGTGCTAGAACAGATACAAGATATGATTCAAGATGGACAACCACGTGGCTCATCATCACCATCAGAAGGTGGCAACTTACTAGCAACCCTGATAGATATTAAGAAATCTTACCTGAAGTTAGACCAGTCCGATAAGGACTTGCTACTACTTAGACATCACGAAGGTCTTACCCTTCAGCAGATAGCTGAAGCATATGGTTGTGCTTTATCTACCGCCGATAGGCGCTGTGCTAATTCACTTCGCAAGCTGCAGAACCTACTCGGAGGAGATAGCCCTTGGCGATGAAAGAACTAGAACTATTTAATTACTTACAAGAAAGTTTATATCCTGATCTGGTAAAGAGTGAAGGTATTTTTGATTCATTCGACTGTATCAGTCAGCAAGCAGGGCATTACATAGAACTCAAGTGCCGCCATACCCACTACCCAACCCTGCTCATAGAGGAGATGAAGTATCGCAAGCTCATAACACAGAGCGCTGAGCGCGATCTCATTCCCTTTTACATTAACTCTACTCCACTTGGTATCTATTCCTTTGACCTAATGGATATACCTGAGCCGGAATGGGTTACTCACTGGATGCCGGTTACATCAGAGTTTGCTAACCGCAGTAAGGTAGAGAAGTTAGTAGGTTATTTAGACATAGAGGAAGCTATCAAACTATGATTTATGATTACAAGTGTAAGTGTGGTTCGACCTTACAAGTAGAGCGCTCTATTCACGAGGAAGCTAGCAACCCTGTTTGCTATGACTGCCACGAAAGTATGGAGAGGGTATGGTCCTCCCCTCCTGTTACTTTCCGGGGTCCTGGCTTCTACTCCACCGATCACGCTAAGTAAATAGTAAAGCCCCACCGACGGATAGGTGGGGCTTACTTATTGCGGGGACGGAAAGAGGGTTTACATCAACCCGCAATGTCAAAGGTATCACAGATACCCTGAACAATCCATTCAACAACAGGAACTGCTACCGCATTTCCCATCTGCTTATATCTATGTGTATCTGGTTGTCCTTCAGTCCACCCATCAGGAAAACCTTGGAGTCTTTCACACTCTAGCGGCGTAAGTCTGCGAACAATAGAGTTGTCAGCTATTGCGTGTGGTGAAGTTGTATCAACAGTAAACATTGGCTCTCCTTCTTCTGTATGTCCCTTGCCTTGTGGACCAGCAGTATCAGATCTACCAATAACTGTATTTTGAATACCAATAACTTGTGCTACTAGCGGCATATTGTTTCCTCCTGTCCCCATCCTTGCCTGTAAAGTATTTATCTTGTCATCTTGAAGTCTTATATCATTTACTCTATTGCCATAGAAAACAAATAAAGTTTGGTCATTACTGGTAGCTATAGTTAAACTCCTATCTTCGGAAAGTAAAGCGCCTTTACCCCCCCCTGGTTTACCTGCTCGCATACGGACAAGGATAGCAACAGTTGCCCGAACATCTCCGTTATCAAATGCGTTCAAGGTCGGAACTACCCCCCCCCTCAATCCACGTTTCATAGTCTTCATTAGTCTGCGCTCTGCGCCGCTTGGTGAACCACAAGGTTCTCGCTTCCTCCACCTAAATCACCGCCGTTAGCTCGTAAAGTTCCAACACCTTCGGTGTATCCACCAAAAGATGATGAAGTTACGACGATATTATCTTCAGGTCTTTTGTATGTGGTGGCAGTAATGGTTGTTACTCCTTCGGTATATCCTGCGAAACTCGACTGACCAAAGCTTCTTGCAGCGCTGGTGGTAACATCTTGCCCCTGCGACTTGATCTCCGCAGGATTCCTTCGCAAGCCTTTGGGCTTAAATAATACTTCGTCTGGACCTCTTGCCCCTGAAGAACGTCGGCCAACGACGAAGACACGGCGCCGTCTTTGGGGAACTCCGAAGTGCTGAGCGTCAAGAGTCCTCCAGGCAACAGAATACCCGAGGTCTGCCATCGTCCCGAGGACGACTCCAAAATCTTTTCCTTCGTTACTGGATAACAGACCAGGGACGTTTTCGAGTATGAACCATTCTGTTTGCGTTTCTTCCACAACTCGGGCAATCTCCCAGAATAACCCGCTTCGTTCGCCAGCCAAGCCAGCCCTTTTGCCAGCAACGCTGAGGTCTTGGCAGGGAAATCCTCCTGTAATAATTCCTCTGCTTGGATTAAATCCGACATCTATTAGGTCCTTTCCCGTTACTGTTGTTACATCGTTGAATTGTTTTGCGTTAGGGAACTTGCGTTCCAATAGAGCCTGACAATGCTTATCTATCTCCACGTTAGCAACAACATTAACTCCGTTGCGTTCCATAGCCAGATCAAAGCCACCTACTCCTGCGAATAATGATACTCCTGTTAGCATTTAATCTCCTTAGTATTTATTAAAGATAACCATAATTCCAATGTATCTTTTTTAATTGGACCACTTTCAAACCACTCTTCAACTGTTGTCATTTAGTAATAGTTGTGCTTTCTCTGGAAAGCGTTGGCTCTACAAGGTGTGTCGAACCTGTGGTCAATGTATCTAAGACCACGAAGGATTTGCGTAGCAGGATCTCTGCTTGTCTCTCCAAGGTGTTGAGCAATGCCGAAAGCTGTTGATCTTGGCTTGCCCTTGTGGTCAATTGGTCTGGCGTAATTGTCAAACCTGCTCTCACGGGTCCAAAGGGATTCAAGGCAGCGCCATTGCTCTCCCTGCCACCCGAAAGCAAGGTAAGCGTAACTCTTGGCGAGCTTTTTGTTCTGTAACTTTTGCTCATAAGTTGCCGGTCCGTGATTGATTACTGGTTTGTGTGGTTTCAGTTTCACTTCTATTGGTATCGGTCCTGGTGTGAGTGTCCACACTAGAAGTAGTATTGCCGTGAATGTCAAGCCAAGTCTTCCCCTGCGTGTGATCATTTAACTTCTCCTGTTCAAAATAAAGTCTATATTCCTCACGATGAGCCTTTGCTAACTTGACTAGCGCTCTCCCTCTCGCTCGCTGGTAGTTGCGCTGCCTTACTGACATCTTGACAGCAGTAGCTAACCTTCTATTCTCCATCTATCTTTTCCTCTCCAGCTATGATCAAAGTAGCAATTGACAATACAATTATTATACCAATAGCCAAGGTCATCGGGTAATCCTTTCAAGGGTATTGTTTATAGTGGCTAGTATTAGGTAGGTTATATCTATCGGCTCGCCTACTATCGAGGCGTCCTCGCCCTCCTCCGCCCAAGCAGTAACAAATATGCGTGAGTTGAAGGGTGAGTTGCGCCAATACTTGACACACTCAGTTACATCTCCGCCTCCCCATACGGCTATCCCTTGCGGGTCTACCACCTCATAGAAGGTTACGTTAGTGTTCTTACCCTTGAAGCTGATTACATTACTCATACCTTTACTCTCTTTCCATATCGCTTGTCGTGGTAACCCTTGTATTCTTTTATCCAATTTTGGACACACTTAGGGCAGGTATTTAGCCCACTTAATTGCTCTTTTGGTATATCAATACCACACTTCTCACACTTACTCATTCTCGCCCTTTCCTTCAATAGATCCACCAATTACACGGGTATCGTCGCAATATCCCAATTCAATCCCACCCACTAATGGGTGTTCACTATCCTCATTAACTAATTTCATAGCCTCGGCAAGACTTGACGCCTTAACTACGTAATCCACTTCTAAAGTTACTCTATAACTGTTCATCATCGCCCTCTCTCTCTTGTAGTTGTATTTCTGCTAGTGCGTGGGTCATACGCATTAGGTTACGCATACCCATATCGGTATTGCCGGAGAATATCTGCTGAATAGCTAACTTCTCGCAAAGATCCGCCTTAGCTTGGTAATACTCCGGTGTTGGCTTACTCATCAGCCCCCACCTCTTTCCATACGTTAGTGTTGCCTTGAAATTCCACTTCAGTATCCGCGTCAATATCTAGGAATGACGGGAACTCGAAGTGTTCTAGGGTTTTCTCTATATCATCTGTATTTATCACGTAGTTAAACGTCATAGTTATCTCATACTTAGTCATTACTTTTCCCTCTTTCATTATTGGTTACGCAAGGAGGCTATCTCCTTGGCGTCCTCGTTCTCTTGCTCGTCCTTATCTTTATCTCTCTCGTCCTCATCCAGATCCCAATCTGGCTCGCCGTCGTTCACTAGTCGCCACCTTCCCACTCGCCACAGCTCTCGCATATCCAATCGCTAACGGTGTTTTGCCACACTAAAGTATCTTCCTTACACTTAATACAAGGGTGTTGTGTGTAGCCGTCGCTTCTCTTGCGCTCGCCCTCTCTCTCACTCTCGTTTATAGCTCGGTCAAATTCAATTGCCAGGTAGGTCATCGCCCAGATCACCAACAAGCTCATAAATAATGCGGTCAAAATAAAACTAATCATTCTCGCCCTCTCTCTCTTTCTCGTGTGTAGGTTAGTCTAGCATAGGTTTGGGAAAGTCTCTCTCGCCCTCGCCCTCTCTTTCTTTCCTGGAATTATCGGTTTTCGTGCCGATGTTTCCCAATTGCCCCCCGCCGAAATCGGGGGGTAATCGGCAGAAATCGGATCTTTTTTCTGCTTTTCCTAAAGCTCTTAGTTCATCCCCCACATTTGGCGGATTTCTTGAGCCGTCGGCATTGGCTTAGAGTCAAACTCTAAGGCGTGACAGTTGAGACATCTACCTTCGGGAAATACAGACCATTGGTCTATTTTCATTCCACAATCTGCGCATTTCATAATTAAACCGCCTTTCTTTCTTGGTAGTTCTCGTAGGTTTTGAACATTTCGCTTTTCTTGGTGTAACTCTTGGAAGAATAGAAATCAAATCCCATCTCACTAGCGATAGACCATAAACCGCGACTCTTTCCCTCTTGCGGTAGGTAGCCAAGTTCTAACAGTTTCTTTTGTGCCTCATATTCAAATTGTGAGCCGTAGCCATATTGAAAAGGTAAAATCGCAACTTGCCCACCATCTACCCAAATGCGGGCAGAAAAATAAGAGTTTCCATTTACCTTGTCGAACCATTCCCGCGCCTCAATGAATAAAGAGCGGGCGATTTTGTGGCTTAAGGCGTCGTTCACATTACGAACCGCGCCCAAATCTGTTCCGCCGATGTTGTAAGTGATTAATTCATCTTCGGCGGGTGTGCCTAGTTCGTAGCGTTTCCAATCGTAAATGGTGGCGATAGTTCCATCTTCAAACTTAATTCCCCATTCGATGGTGATTTTCCCGTCGAATTCGTTTTCGTATTGGGTAGGTTCGCCGAAGGCGTTTGTTAGTTTTGCGCGGGTAGTTAAAACGCTACCTTGTAGCCAAGTTCCCGATGTTTCTTCTGTTCTTTTAATCATTAGTTCTTTTCCTTTCCTAGTTGTGAGCAGATTTCCTCAACAGATAAAACCATTAAATCCCAAGTTTCTTTTTCGATGTTGTTATCGAAATTAGGGAACACTTTATAAATTGCATTTGATATTTCTTCTGTAAGTTCGTTTATTTTTCTTTCTGTTGATGTTTGTCCCTTGCATTTGTAGCAAGTAAATTCAATAAATGAACCATAACGGACAATTGCCTCGCCCTGTTCTAGTGGCTTTACCTCATCACAGACTAAACACCATTGAGTTTCGCCTAGCGTAAGATCTTTTTCTAACATTTCATTTCCTCTTTCTTGGAAGGGTTTCGGTGTCTTCCAATAGGTAGACGATAGCAGAAAAAAGGAGAGGCGTGTCTATTCTATTTGAGGTTTTCTTTCCTTTCTTTTTCAGCTCGTGCCACAGATACCGGTGGACATTTGCCTGGTATTTGTCCAAGTCTTGTGGATTGGTTGAGAGTTAGACAGCGGCGCGAGCTTTATCCAAGATCTTTTTGTGTGTCAATCGGTGGGCAATCGGTGGCAGATTGGGGGCGCTATCGGTTAGCCGTCGAAGGGTTAGGGGATTGGATTGGTTAGTGAAATTGTGCCGATTAAATAGTAAGCCCGCGCCACGGCACTAACCACCCCGCCTTGCCGTTCATTGCCACCGATACGGGCAGGGCAGGGCAAAACAGGAATGGCAACGGCGCAAAAAAACACACCCCCCCTTGTTTAAGTGACGGTGGTGTTGTATTGTGTAGCACGAATAAATATTTTGACTAAAGTGAGATCCCCGTAATTAGACAGTAGGCCCCCCGTCTGTATAGGTATTTAGTGAGTTACACCACAAATAAAAGATTTATTTGTAAAAAGCGGGAAATGCTTAAAATTTACTGCCTTATACAGTATAGGGAGCAAATCTTTATACGCTTTGATTTGCGACCAACGGTTGGCCTCTGGCGAGGCCCCCTAGGGCTGAGCCTAGTTTTACCCCTCAGTTCGCTGTGGCTCCTTCGGGCGCTAAGCCCGAACAGTTGCGGTGCTGCGCACCGCTTTTAATCGGGATAGTTCTATTAAAATGCTAGACGCCTAGTAATAATCTCCCCTAGTATAAAATGAGAATTTCGCGCCTCGCGGCGCTTTAGGAGATGACGTGGCAGAAAACTCAGCAGATATAGCTAAGAGGATTATCCTTGGCTGTATAGCAGAAGGTATGACCGTAGACGCCGCTTGTGCCTCGGCTGGCAAGTCTATGAAGACTTATGAATATTACCGGCGCACCGATAAGGTCTTCGCCGACAAAATGGATCGCACTAGGCTAGGTCTAAAGGATAAGGCTTTTGCCTCCGGCGATGTCCACGATATAACCTTCGCCGAGTTTAGACAGCGCTTTTTAAATTCCAAGACTTTTGGTCATCAGCAAAATATCGTAGATGTAATTGAGGGTCGTGAACCTTCGTGGCTACACCCATCTATGAAGTATGAGCCTGGCCTATCTGATAATAGAATCCTTATTAACATCCCGCCAAACCACGCCAAGTCTATGACGATAACCGTTGACTACGTTACTTGGCAGGTAGCTCGTAATCCTAACTTTAGAGTCTTGATAGTATCCCAGACTCAACGCCTAGCCTCCGACTTTCTCTACGCCATAAAGCAACGCCTAACACATCCAATGTATCAGGACCTTCAAAGTGCATATGCTGCTGGCGTAGGGTTCAATTCTAAGTCAGCCTCCTGGCAAGCAACTCGAATCACCTTCGGTGATGAACTACGTGAGTCCGGTGAAAAAGACCCAAACATCGAGGCTGTTGGTATCGGCGGTCAGATTTACGGTAAACGTGCCGATATGATTATTGTAGACGATGCAGTTACCTTGTCTAATGCAAATGACTTTGAACGCCAAATCAAGTGGCTAACACAGGATGTAAGGTCCCGTCTTAACCCTACTGGTAAATTAATTATTATTGGCACAAGAGTAGCCTCTGTAGATCTCTACAAAGAACTACGCAACGAAGACAGATACCCAGGCGGCCTAGTCCCTTGGAAGTATCTGGCTATGCCAGCTCTGCTGACAGTTGATGAAGACCCCGACAAGTGGGAAACCCTTTGGCCCTACTCTGATGCACCATTCGATGGGCAGACCGAAGTAGAACTAACACCAGATGGCCTATACCCTCGCTGGTCTGGACGTAACCTTTATAACGAACGCCAAGCAATGGACGCTTCTACTTGGGCTTTGGTATATCAACAACAAGATGTATCAGAGAACGCATCCTTTGACCCAGTATGTGTTCGTGGTTCTATTGATGGTATGCGTAAAGCAGGTCCGTTAATCGGCGGGCATCCTGGACATCCACGAGATTTAAATGGCTTTAGTATTATCTGCGGCTTAGACCCTGCGATGATTGGTGATACCGCAGCTATCTGTTATGCCATTGACCGATCAACCAAGAAAAGGTATATCGTAGATGCTATTAAGATTAGCCGTCCGTCTCCAGCCGCTATCCGTAATCTTATTTTTGATTGGACATCCCTCTACGCACCCAGTGAATGGATCGTCGAAAAGAACGCCTTCCAATCCTTCTTAACACAAGACGAAGGTATCCGTCAGCACTTAGCTTCTAAGGGTGTGCAGTTTAAAGAACACCATACTGGTAACAATAAGTGGGATAGCGGATTTGGTGTAGCTTCTATGTCTACCCTATTTGGCACTAAGCAATTTGATGGCAAGCACCATAGAGATAATCTAATACATCTACCATCAGACCAGACCGAGAACATTAAGGCTTTGATAGAACAGTTAATTACCTGGACACCTACCACTAAGGGTAAGACCGATATGGTAATGGCTCTTTGGTTCTGTGAGATTAGAGCAAGAGAAATGATTAACTATGGTAACTATGCTACTCACCATATGAAAAACCCGTTCTTATCTCGCCACGAGATAGGTAAGCGAACAGTCATCAACTTAGATGAAGCCTTCGCTGAACAAAACAGAATGAAAATAATCTAAGTAAGGACATACATTGCTATCAGTCAAAGAAGTAGACGCTAAAGTATCGCGTCTGAAATCGCGCTCTGCAGCGCGAGATCAGCGTATGCGCGATGTCCTTTCCGTGCGTCAGGGCGATATCTCTAAGGTATTCCCGTCTATGTTCTCAGAGGAATATCCAAAGCCTCTAGTTGCAAACTTCATTGACGTAGCAGCACGTGACCTTGCAGAAGCTATGGCACCACTGCCATCCTTTAACTGTTCAGCAACCAATATGGTTTCCGATGCGGCGCGTAAGGCAGCAGATACTAGAACTCGTATTGCCAACTTTTATGTAACCAACTCTGATTTACAACTACAGATGTATACCGCAGCCGATTGGTATAACACCTACGGTATGTGTATTGGTATGGTTGAGATGGATTACGATGACAACAATCCTCGTATTCGTATGCTAAATCCATTTGGCGTCTACCCAGAGTTAGATCGCTATGGTCGCACCTTGTCCTTAACACAGATAATTGTTACTGATGCCGAGTCTTTAGCAGCGCAATACCCAGAGTTTTACGACCAAATACTAGGTCGAAACCAGTATCAACTATCTTCTCCTTATATTTCAATGGTTCGCTACCACGATAAAGACCAAGACTTACTTTATTTACCAGAGCGTAAAAATCTAATTTTATCTCAAACTAAGAACGTTCTTAACAAGTGTATGGCACGAACAGTTATGCGTTCATCTCTTGACGGTGAAGCACGTGGTCAATTTGATGATGTGCTATCAGTGCAACTTGCACGTGCTCGTTTTGCTATCCTTCAGATTCAAGCTGCTGAAAAATCTATTCAAGCACCTATTGCTATTCCACAAGATGTGCAAGAGTTGGCCCTTGGCCCAGA